CTTCCCACCTAGATTCAAATAGGAATGAGCAATGAAATCAATCTACGAAATCGACCTTAAATCATGGGACGGCGAAAGAGATGTTCTTAAAGACTGTGAAGGAAAAGTAACTCTTATCATCAATACAACTGGGCATTGCGGGAACGCACCTCAGTTTGGCATTATTGAGGGCCTTTATCAGAAATACAAAGACCTTGGGTTTACTGTTGTTGCAGTTCCAACAAATGATTTCTGCGGGGGCGGGGTGACCTATGGGGAATATGCAGATGGTGTTAGGGATGCAAAGCACGCACGGGATTACGGAGTGGATGAATGGAACGCTTCATTTGACTTTTCCGAACTAATCGTTTCATGGCATGATAAACAAGAAGAGAAGCAAAATACCCCACACGAGCTGTATCAAACCCTTATGACAGATGACGAAAAGCGACTAAAGCAAGTTATGTGTGGAAATTTTGAAAAATTTTTGATTAACAAAAAGGGTGAAAGAGTGGCCAGACTTACTAACGGCATCTTGCTTGAATATGCGTACAACGACGGTCGCTGTGATTCGCCAGAAGTAGAGCTCGAAAGATTATCAAAGATGATTGAGGATGAGTTAGCCAAATGACAACTTTAGATACATATTTGACAGGGGAATATACAAAAGCGCAAGAAGTAGTTCACCCAGTTTCGCTTTACGATATTCCAATTGCCTCCGCAGATGGGAAGATAAAAGATATTTTTGCCGGGAGAAAAGGTAAAGTAACACTCGTATTCAACGTTGCAGCTGGCTGCGGGAACATTCCCCAACACGGAATAATCGAAATGCTAAACCAGCGTTACATAAATGAAAAAGATTTTGACATCATTGCTATTGTTGTAGACGACTTCCAGTGTCATGGGTATAAAGAATTCCAAGATGGAATTGCCTCCTACTGTCAAACAGCTGGTATTGATATGAGCGTAGGAGAATTTGCAAAGAAATACGCAGAAGAAAATTTTGGCACAACTTTTGAATTCACCGAGCTGACAAATGCAAGGGTTGATAAAGTAACATACGAGTCAGATTTTGTTCCAAATACACAGATTACCCAAACACAGAACAGCCTTTGGTACTACCTGACCGAAGGGTATAAGGCGACACAAAACAGCATTGGCGTTCCATATACGGGCGAGACAGTACCGTGGTCGCAAGGGCAAGAACCAATAATCGAAAATGCAATAAAAGCACATCCAATTACTGGGAACTTCACTAAATTTCTAATTGATAGAACTGGGACAAGAACAAAACGGTATTCAAACGGTTTCCTATTAGGGGAACGTGATGTAACAGGACAAATCTATCCCTGGCTGAATGAAAAGTATTTGGATAATGGCGAAAAGGACTGGAAACCATTCATCGGTCCAAAGGATGATGGCCAGCCATGGATTGAACCAAGTCTCAAGGAAAAAGGTGTTGAATTATCACTCGACCTGATTAGCAGGGATATTGACGAATACCTAAGCCAGGCTTAAATACCCATAACACGATAGTCTTAACGCATGGAATCTCCATGGAAAATAGAACCAGGATTTTTTGGGACAGGACCAGAAAACATCCATGTCATTAAGAACTTCATAAATGAAAAAGATGTAGATACCATTGCTTCATTTGCAAGAACAATAAATGAATGGTCAAATGGCTCTGACGAAGATGTTTTTGACGAAAACGGTGTATGCACCTATAGCGCAGCATATTGGAACAACAGGCAGTGCACATGGGATATTCTCCAACGCATAAATAAAGATGTTTACAAATTAATAGATTCATACCTGGATAAAATGGCAGTTGTTGCGGGCGAGATTTTTAATTGCAAATTGCAGAAACGACCACCATGCATAGTTAGATGGTTTAAAGGAATTGAACAACGCCCACACGCTGATAAGCAGATGAATGATGGCTCCCCAAACCCTTTCCCAACATACGATATAAATTCACTGTTCTACTGGAACGACGATTTTGAGGGTGGAGAACTCTATTACCCACAGCATGACATTGTCGTAAAACCTGAACCTGGTCTTGCTGTAATACACCCAGGGGACATAAATTATCTGCATGGTGTAAAAATGGTTATGGACGGAGAACGATATACATCTCCAGCATTCTTTACAGTTGAGTAACTATGAGAATTGAACCGGCACTAGACAAACCAGATATAACTATTATCCCTGATTTCATTCCAAGAGATGAGTGGTTAAAGGTTTACGAATATGCAAAAGCGACAGTGCCAAAGTTTAAAATTTTTAGCAATACGGGAAGTCCGTATAGGTGGGGAAGTTTTACCCACTCCAGGTACCCAGATATTTCGTATGAGCGAAATATAAAACTAGACGACGACATTTTGGAAAAATTGGAAAAGGGGGAAATCGACGAGCCTTTCCCTGACTCCCTTCAGCAAAAAGAAGATTGGAACCTAAAGTATTCTGCAATTTTTGATGAAGAAGTAAAAATTATTTTATTCAACATGACATGTAAAATTCAAGACGAAATTTATAAACGATACGGTAAATACACATCGTGGGAATTTGGTCCATATATCACTGAGTACGCCGCAGGCAGGTCACTAAGGCTTCATTGTGATGGTCCACAGTATGCGATGGATGGAAACCCATATACTGAATTTTCATCTATTTACTACATTAATGAGGATTTTGAAGGCGGAGAATATGTAATGCCGGCCATGGGGTTAACTTATAAGCCGCGGGAAAATAGTTTAATTTTATTGTCGAAAGCGCAGAGTGAAGATTCAGCACATGGAATTAAAAAAATTGAAAGTGGTACGAGATATTCATCTCAAACGTTTTTTGTTGTTGTAGACGACAAAATGGGTTACCCGGACATAACCGCAACCATGGAGTGATTATGCAGAACGAACCCATATTTGACGATGCGCCATCATTATGTGTATTTAGAGATTTTTTGCCATTTGATGAATGGGAGGCGGTTGACAAATACTGTCGAAATAACGAGGATAAATTTGAATTTTTTGGGGACAATCCACTGGTCGGATACAAGAAACAGACACACTCAAAAATTCCAACCATAGAATTCCAGACAGCGTTTCCCACAACCGAAGAGCAGATTGAAAAAGGTGATTATTTGACCGACCGCGAATATTTCAAAAATCTTCATCATGAGCCCACGGATGAGCGTGTATACCAAGTGCTCAATTGGATGTCTATTCGCATACGCGACATGATTCGTGATATTTATGGCAATAAAACATATTACGAAGGGAGCCCACTGCTTTCGATGGCAAAAGTGGGAGCCTACCTGGAAACGCACTGCGATGGATTTTTTCTTGGTAAGGATGATGCTGTTACGGATTTTACGTCTGTCTACTACATTAATGATGATTACGAGGGAGGCGAATTATATATGCCGATACTCGGAACAACTATTAAACCAAAAGCTAATTCCTTAATTTTGTGGTCATGTTCTTGGCATGAGGATATGGCTCATTCTGTCAAAAAAGTAATTTCCGGAACAAGGTATATGTCGCAACGCTTCTTCACTACGGTATAGGCTGTAGGTATGAAAACCGAAATTCTCAGCGACCCTCGTCTTGGTATCCTGGTTTATAAAAACGCGATACCAGCTGAACTAGACATCATTAATCGACTTGAATCAACCATCGGAAATAGCACGACAATGCCATTCATGTGGGCCGAGGCGCTGGTCGGTTATTCGCAAAAAATGCCAGAATACAGAGACTGCGTTGACTGCAAAATTGGGCAAGTCCACATGGACCACCTTAACTACTACCCACAATTCGCTGAACTTAAGAACATATACAACGACACCGCAGGGGCAATACGCACTTGCATGAATGATTACCAAAGCCGTTACAACATAAGCATGGAGTACATGGAGGCAATCAACTTTGTCCGATACGGCGCCAATCAGCATTTCCAAGTTCATACCGACCATGGTTTTTCCTACACATGCACAGTGTCGTCTGTTGCGTATTTCAACGATAATTACGAAGGTGGGGAGTTATGGTTCCCCTATCTTGACCTGACATTCAAGCCAAAGGCGGGGGACATCGTTCTCTTCCCATCCACATTCATTTACGCTCATGCTGCAAAACCGGTTGTGAGTGGAGTCAAATATTCAGGCGTCACAATGTTTGATTACAACGATAGAAATCACGACATCAAAGGAAGTTACGACGGCGTCAGGGCTCCTGCCGGTCAATAATGTCTGTAATTGGGATATATTCGCCAGGCGCAATGGGTTCAACGCTTGCTTATTCATGTTCTTTGTATGGACATAAGTGCATATGGGCTTCAGAGGGGCGCTCCAATGAAACCAAAACTAGAGCAGAAAAATTTGGCATTGAAGATGTTTCAACATTTGATGAACT